TATGCGGCCTTTGAAACAATATTCGGCAACGTATGTTTCGCACATAATGACACGCGGGGCGCACCCGGAAACCGCACACGATTGCCGGAACGTTAACATTTTGTGTTTTTCGCACCATTCCGTTTGGGAAAGTGGAAATCGGAAGAATATGCGGATATATGCAATAAACCAATTGACCATTGAACAGTTGAAAGCCGAATACCAATCGTTATGAAAAACTACAATGAATTGGTCCGTTGGTCCATCAAACGCGATTTTGAAGGTGCGACGTTCAAGCGGTTACAGGAACAAAAGAAACGCGATAATGGCGAACGCCGTATTGCCAAGGTTGAAGATTCAAGTTTTTATGCGCCATACCGTCGTTTGCTGGTTGGCCGGTTGGTCCGGATAATTAAAAGCGGATACGGGGGCGGATATTGGGTTGAATTTGTGCGGGAACAGGACCGCGAGAAACTGAATGCAACCGCCGGATGGAGTAATGAAAAACGGCAATTCCTGTTGGATGGCGTAAAATTCAAATGAAATATGGCAAAACTTATACTTGTTTACGATTCCGGAAAAGGGTTATACCCAAGTCCGGTAATATTCAAAAAGGACGATAACATTTTGAAGCCTGTTTTGTTTCTCAAAAAGGCCAAATGCGCGTCCCAAGAAGAATTTGACAAAGTTGTTAATCATATCATAAACCGAGCAAAACAATGAACAAAGTTATTTTGAAAGGCAACGTGGGCCAAGACCCGAAAATTACCACGTTCCAAGATGGCGGAAAGGTTGCGCAATTCACATTGGCGACAACCGAACGCGGATATACGACAAGCGACGGCCGGGAAATTCCCGATGATACACAATGGCATAATATCGTCGTAAGGCGCACCGGCCTTGCGGGAGTATGCGAACAGTACGTAAAGAAGGGAACCCCGTTGTTGATTATGGGTAAAATCCAAACCCGTACATACGAAGATAATTCCGGACAAACCCGATACGTTACCGAAATTATCGTGGAAGAAATGGAATTGTTGGGCGGCCAAAGGCGCGAACAGGCCCCGGCCCCGATGCCGGAGCCGTCAAGGCAACCATACAATCCGTTGACCGCACCGCAACCCGGCGGATATGTACCGCAAAGCGAAGATTTGCCGGAAGGATTCTAAAATTACCGATATGCAAATTGACCGTAAAGATTACAACCCGGAGCAACACGACGTTTTCAAGGCGTTATCGGTTAAACAACCTTACGCCGATTTGTTGACGCGTGTTGTTTCCCGGGATGATGAAGGATACCACGCGGAAAAGACCATTGAAGTTCGGACACGTCCAACCAATTTCCGTGGCGATTTGCTGATATGTTCAAGCGCGCAACCGGAATTGCCCGGCCGGATGTCCGGCGTTACTTGCGGATTCGTGGAGTTGTACGATGTAAAGCCTGTTGAAGATTTCACGCCGGAAGATTGGGCCGCAACTTGCATCCCGGAAAGCGAACGGCCACGCAAGGGTTATGGCTGGTTAATGCGTAACCCGCGTCGCGTCGTTGAAATGCCGATTAAAGGCCAATTGGGATTTTACAACCTTATAGTTCCAAAGGATGACATAACCATTTATCCGCAAGAAATGGCATTGGGTGCCGACGGATGGAAATTAATTCAAAACAAAATCAAGAATGGCAACAAATAAAGATTGGCGCGAACGATTAACGCCCTTTGATTCCGAATTGTTCCTTATGGTAGAATCGTTAACCGGATGTGAATGCGTCCCCAAAAACGACGGGGACGGATACACGTTCACGGCCGATTATGAAAAGCACAAAAAGGAACCGAATTGGATATTGGCTTTGTGGGATGCGATTGAAGGCCGGTTGGGGGACCGTTTATTGGATTTGGAAGATAACCCCGACGTGCATTGCCTTTTTGTCCGCGTCAAGTTTTCCGAACAGGAATACCCGAGCATTACGCGATTGGACCGCGATTGCAAGGAAAATCCGAATGCCGGGGAAATCTATTGTCGTTCGCTTGAAGAAATACGGGCGGTACAGGTTAAGCGCGAAAATGCCGGCAAACTGTTGGCGTTTGTGGGAAACGGAGAAATGGAAATTGAAAGATGCCCGGAAGGAAAGGCAACGTTCCATTTCCGCAACGCCGGTTTTTCAGTATGGAACCACGCGCCCGAATTTTCGTATATCATTTACAGGAAGCCGGGGCAATTCTTGGTTATGGATAGGGCCGAATTTGAAAAGCAATATGAACGCAAATAAAACAATTGTTATGGCTGAATCTTATTGGGCCAACTCAATGTTGAGTGTTGCCCGATATTCCGGCCAAATCAAATTCAAGGGTTCGTTATACGTCATAGTTGACAAGCGCGGCCACGATATTTTTGAATGTTCCTTGGAAGCGCAAAAGGCCGGAAGGACAAAGGCAATTGAACCCGGGGAACCGGCCGATTTGTGCCGAAAAGATTTCGTGCCTATTTACCGGAAATTGGGACGCGAAAAGTTTTTACAATTCTTGGAAGCAAACCCGGACATCAATACGACCCGGGACGCGCGGAAAAGATTAAAGGAACTTGAACAATGATAATTGTTTTTCAAGATAGAACGCAATTCCTATTATTGCCAACAATCGGTTTTGTACGACAACGGGACGGTTATTATTTAACCGTGGGATTCCTTTTCTATGGCATAACCATTCGTGTTGTCAAATTCATATTTGCCCGGGACGATTAACGCCCCGGGATTTGTCATTAAATAAATTTGTCTAACTTTGTAAAAACCAACGGAATTATGGAACCAAAGAAACGCGGAAGGAAACCACAATGGACTGATGCCAAAGTGGAAATAATGTGCAAGGCCATTGCCGATGGCAAAAGTTACAAGGACGCATTTACGGCCGCCCGTGTATCAAAGGCGGCATTCTATGCGCATTTGGCTAACGATAAGGACTTTATAGACCGCGTTAAAATTGCCGAACAGGAATACCAAGAATGGTATGATTCCCAATTGGTTGTATCCTGTAAACGTTCCTTGATTGAATTGGTACAGGGTTACGAATGGGACGAAACAACCACGGAATCCGCATTGGATAAGAACGGCAAGATGGTGGAAGTTAAAAAGAAGGTTGTTCATAAAAAGGCCGCACCGAACGCAACCGCCATAATCTTTGCGTTATGCAATCGCGCACCGGAAGAATGGAGTAATAAACACATCCAAGAAATTTCCGGCAAGATAGAAACGGAAACCAAATCAAACGTTTCGTTGGCCAATGTTCCGGATAACCTGTTGGAACAAGTTATTGACGCGATAAACGGGAAATAGTATGCCGGAAAATCGTTGTTTGGTTAAACGTCTTTCCGCGTATGGAAAGGAAGTACAAAAATTGTATTACGAAAAACGTGCAATATCTTGGGCGCATTATTGTAAACTGATGCGGAAATCAAAATGTTGGGAGTGGGGTTTAGGATATGGATATTAACACGATGCAGATAACCCGGGCGTTGACCGAACACCCGGAATTGTTTTTACAGGAAGGCGCACGGCGGAAATTTGAATGGTTTGTGAAATATATTAAGCCGTCATATCAAGTAACGCCGTTCCATCGTTCGTTTATGCGCATCTTACAGAAATTCGCAGATGGGCAAATTAAAAATCTAATAGTGCAAGCAAGTCCGCAGCACGGCAAAAGCGAATTGAGTTCGCGAATGTTGCCCGCATATCTGTTAGGGAAAATGCCGGATACAAAGATTGCCATTTGTTCGTATGCGGCCACGATTGCCAAAGATTTCAACCGCGACGTGCAACGCATCATTGATAATGCGGATTATAATGTCATTTTCCCCGATACGACATTGAACGGTTCCAACGTGGTAACAGTTGCCAACAATTACTTGCGCAATTCGGATGTCTTTGAAATCGTCAACCATACCGGTTCGTTACGCGTCGTTGGCCGTGGCGGTTCGCTTACGTCAAAGACCGTTGACGTTATGATTTTTGACGACCTTTATAAAGATTCGCAGGAAGCCAATTCGCCAATTATACGTCAAGCGGCGTGGGATTGGTACACGAAGGTTGCGCGAACCCGATTGCATAATGATTCCCAACAACTGATTGTTTTTACACGTTGGCATCCGGATGACATAATTGGGAAAATTATTGAATCGGAAAATGTCATTTTCGCCCAAAATTGGGCCGATTTGGAAGATGTACCCCGGGATGCGTGGGTATTGGTCAACTTTGAAGCGATTAAGACCGGAAACGCCACGGAAATTGACAACAGGGAGCCGGGGCAACCATTATGGCCGGAAAGACATTCGTTGGAACGACTGTTGGCGCAAAAGCAACTTGACCCGATGGGTTTTCAATGCCTGTATCAAGGGGACCCGGGCAACGCGGAAGGTAAGTTATACCAGCCATTCAAAACGTGGGTTGAAAAAGAAGATTGGGGCCAATATGTGCGTTCCGGAAGTTATGCCGATGTTGCAGACGAAGGCGATGACTATTTCTTTGGCGCGTCGTATGACATATACAAAAGCGACAACCAAATATGGAACGAAAACAAAAAGCGGTTTGAACCATTGTTGTTCGCGCTGATAACCGATATTATCTATACTGATGAATCCACGGACGTAACCACGGTAACATATCCACGATTGATAAACGCCAACGGAGTGCAAAAGGCGTGGATTGAATCAAACAACGGCGGAAGCCAATTTGAAAAGACGGTCAAAAAGAAGGTACGGGCGTTGACGGTTCCGTTTTACCAAAGCGCAAACAAGGAATCGCGCATTGTAACGAATGCGCCCTTTGTTAACCAGCATATAATAATGCCGTTCGGATGGGAAACGCGATACCCGAAGTTCTACAACCATATTACGGCGTTCCTACGCAAGTTTGACGCGAACGACCACGATGACGATGCTGACGGATTGACCGGAATATATGAAAAGGAAATCGCGGATGGAAACGTTAAGCCATACAACGCGGCAACGCGCGGTGTTAAAGTCCACTAATGCCGATTTTAGGCCGAATAAGGCCAATGAAATAAAAAGTTAAGGAAATACCCATTTTTGATTTTAAAATTGAAATACGGGCATTTTTAAGAAAAATAACTACATTTGCGATGTAAAGCGGCCAAGGGTAAGCCGTATAAATTCATTAACAACTAAAATTTTACAACTATGTCTTTGATTTGTCAATGCCCGGCCGCAACCGCAATTACAACCATTCCGAACGTAACTTGCCCGGAGAATTTCGGCCAAATCCAAAAGGTAGCCTTCCAACGTCTGCAACAGGCGGATGGAACACTTAACAGTTTTAGCGGAACAACCGGAACCACAACCCCGATTGCCAACATTCTTTTGAAGGCATCTTGGACCGCATTGTTGGCCGCCGCCAACGGAACCAAGATAGTTGTTTCGCCTTACATTAACAGTCCAGCCGATTCGGGCGGCGATGTCCGTTTGTCCGCCGGTGGTAACGATGATTTGGGCGGAATCGCCGAAGTATTGGGCGGAAATCCCGTACAGTTTGACGGCCAAATCCGTTCCGTTCCACAGTCCGTTATCAAGGTTATGAAGGAATTGCAATGCGAAGCCAACGCCGGCAACCTTGGCGTTTTCCTGTTTGACGAAAACGGTAAAATAGAAGCACTTGCAGACCCCACAACCGCAAACACCTATTATCCAATCCCGATTCGCGGTTTGTTCATCGGTTCCAAACTTCACGGAAACTATGACGCAAAGGATATGAACCTTATTCAATGGAGTTATCCCGACAACTATTCCGACAATTTGGTTATCCTTACCCCGGATGACTTTAACCCGCTTACCGATTTAGTTCCAGCACAGTAATATGAATGCCAAGACAACCACGGTAACGTTGGTTGCAAACGGCGTTACCCGGGAATTTGAATTTTCCCACGCGGAACGATTGTTGAGGATGCCGAACAACGGCGGATGGCATTTGCCGGAAAAGTCAAAATTTGAGTTTGTTAACAATGGGTTACAACGTTGCCGAGATAAAAAGGAAAGTAGCGGAAAATAAGCGGTCCGCCACATTGAGCCGTGCGAAACTACACCAAATGCGTATTAAGTTCCACACGGTCAAGCGCGTTACCACTTTCAATTCGCCATACATTTCCATTCCGCTAACGCAATTTTTGGCGTTCGTGGAAAATATCTTGCCGCACGACAAATATGTATTGTTCAAAGCATTATTCCGTTATCCCATCAAAACGAATGAAATAACGGATATATGCTTTGACAAGTTAAGCCGCATTTTTGACGGCCGTAACCCGGCGTTCAATTACCAATTCGTCAATTCCGAACAACGCGAAGATTGGGAACGATACAGGTTGGACAAGTTGAATGAACCGGAAGTATGGTCAACAAAGGGATGGGAATTTTTCAAGTCCGAAATCAATTCCGTGCTGATTGTTGACGTTGCCCGGGAGCAAACAACCGATTTGCCCGAACCGTATTTTTATTGGTTGCCAATTGACGATGTAATTACATACAAGGCCGACCCAACGACCGGACAAATGGATTATATCGTATTCCGTCGCAAGGACGAAATCGTTGTATTGGACGATGAAACATACCGGGTATGGGACGATAAGAAGCATACCGGGCAAATAATCGGCCTTCCAAAAGTGGAAGCAATGCACGATTTGGGTTATTGCCCGGCGCGTTTCTTTTGGAACGAACCAATATCGTTGGACGAACCGGACGTAAAGGCGTCCCCGTTGTCCGCCGAATTGGAAAGTTTGGATTGGTTTGCGTTTTTCCACATATCAAAACGCCAATTGGATTTGATGGGTGCATATCCCATCCTTTCCGGATACGAACAAAGTTGCGATTTCTCCAATGCGGAAAATGGCGATTATTGCGACGGCGGTTTTTTGAGGGACAAGCAAGGCCATTACAAATTGGATATGTCCGGTTTGCTGATGCGTTGCCCCAAGTGCGGAAACAAGCGCATTGTTGGTGCGGGTTCATTCGTTGAAATCCCGGTCCCCAACGAACAGGAAAACCAACCCGATTTGCGTAACCCGGTACAAATGTTGACAGTTGACCGCAACGCACTTGACTACAATGTTGAAGAACAAAAGCGGTTGCGCGAAGAAATCATTACGGCCGTAGTTGGCCAAGATGAAATCGTAACAAACCGCGATGCGTTCAACGAACAACAGGTACAAGCGAATTTTGAAAGTGTAACGACCGTATTGAACCGCGTAAAGAAGGGATTTGAACAGGCCCAACAATGGGTTGACGAAACCGTTTGCCGGTTGCGATATGGTAAATACTTCATATCGGCCAAAATCAATTACGGAACGGAATTTTACTTGTATTCCCCGGACGAATTGCGTAACCGCTACAAAACCGCCAAAGAAGCCGGCGCGTCCGAATCCGAATTGGATATGATGCAAAACCAAATTTTGCAGACTGAATACAGGAACGACCCAACGCAATTGCGCCGTATGCTGATATTGGCCGAACTTGAACCGTTAAGGCATCTTTCACGCGTTGAGGTATCGGAATTATTCGCCAAGAATCTTATAAATGAAACGGATTTGCGCATTAAATTGAATTTCCCCAACTTTGTACGGAGATTTGAGCGCGAGAACACGAACATTTTGGATTTCGGAACGGAAATACCATACCAGCGCAAGATTGAAATAATTACGGCGGAGTTCCGCAAATATGCAAACGAACAAATGCCGACTGATGTTTAACTTAATACCGTAAAGACGTATGATTACAAAAGACGGGCGCGACACCCCAATTGACAAACTAACGCCGGACATTTACATTGTCCCCAAGGGCGAAGAAAAGGATTACCACGCGGTCATTGAAGTTGTACAGTACGACCCAAAGACCGGCCGCAAGATTTCCAAACCACGCGTACAAAAGTTCGGGCGCAAATCGTTTGAAACCCATATTGAAGCATCCTTGCGCAAACAGGGTTACAACATTACGATTTTGCACAACCCGACCGAATGGTTGAAGGAACAAAAGGCAAAGGCCATAGCCAACGCAAAGGCGCAAGCGGAAGCAAAGGCAAAGGCCGAACAAGAACGTCTTGACGCCGCCGTTGCGGCCGCCGTGGCAAAGGCCCTTGCGGAACGCGAAGCCGCCGAAAACAAGCCAAAAAGGGGCAAGAAAGCCGAACAACAGGAAACCGAATAACACTTTAACATTTATCAATTATGATTGCTCAACAGGACATTATCTACATTGATGTAGAAACATTGGGAACACTTACCGATGCACAAAAAAGTCAATTGGTAGGTTGTTACAAGCGCGGAACAATCTTACAGGTTGCACAACGTTCCGCCGCCGGGGTACGCCCTTGCATTGGCGCGTCGTTCGCTGATGTAAGTACAACCCGCACTTACACTTTTGCGTTTGGCGGTTCATCCATTACAACCGTATCCGTAGAAGAAACAATTGAAGCCTAATTACTGTTGGGCGGTACAAGAAAAGACAACAACCAAAAATTCAAAGGGAAAGAATTATGGCACTTACAAGCGAACTATTGAAAGCCAACGCCGCAACGGCGGGCCTTACTGATGACCAAATTAATGCGGTCGTTGAAATGTCCAAGAATGACGAAACAACCGTCATTGGACAAAAGACCGGGGAAATTTACGGTGGACTTGATGCGGATATTTTAGCCGCTTCCGGTATCGCCAAGAATGGAACCGAAAAAACCTACGATTACGCCAAAAGGGTTATTGGCGAAATCAAAACACAGGCTGGCAACGCAACCGAATTGCAATCCAAACTTTCCGAAATGGAAAAGGAGAAAAGCCGTTTGGAAGGTATCATTGCCAAGGGCGGTGCGGATGCTGAAACAAAACGCCAATTGGAACAGGCCAAAGCCGATTTGGCTAACGTTACAAAGGAATTTACCGACCTTAAAACTAAGTATGACACGGCCCTAACGGAACACGAAAAGGCCCTATTCGGAATGAAGATTGACGGCGAATTTGCAAAGGCAACCGCCGGATTGAAATTCAAGGCCGATTTGCCCGCATCCGTGGTTTCGGTATTGACCGAACAAGCCATTGCAAAGGTTAAGGCGATGAATCCGGAATACATTGACGATGGCAACAACGGCAAGGTATTGGCGTTTATGGAGAATGGCGCGGTAAAACGCAACCCGGAAAACAATTTACGTCCGTTCACGGCATCCGAATTGGTTGCAAAGGAACTTGCCACTATGGGAGTTCTTGAAACAGGACGCAAGCAAACCGGAGCCGGCACAACCGGCGGAAACGGGGGCGGTTCGGGCGCAATTGCAGACCTTACAGGAGCAAGGACGCAAGACGAAGCGCACGAAATCATTACCAAACAATTGCTGGCGCAAGGCTTAGTCAACGGTTCAAAGAAATTTGCGGATGCAATGGCACAGGCTTGGAAAGACAACCACGATGTTATCAAGGCTTTGCCGATTCGCTAAAAGAAAACACATTAACAATGCCCGGGTAAAGGGTCAATCCGGCAAGAATATTAACCATTAAAAATTCATTCACTATGTCGCTTATTGCTACAAGACTTCAAAATTGGAGGGTGGAAAATCCGGAGTTTGACCGTAATATGGCCCGTCCATTGGAGTACGGCGCATTGGACTTTTTCATTGAGCAAACCAACGCCGCCAACTCAATCATTAACCCGAACTTGCGCGACCGCGCATTTGAGAGCATCGGAAATACCGTACAGGTTCCCGTCATTAACTACGATGGCGATGTAACCGTTTCAAACGTTCGTTCTTGCGTTATCGCTGATGACGAGAACACTTCCGCATTGTACACCGTCAATTGGGTAACATTGGCCGTTGGCTTTACAATGGTTCCCCAACTGTACAGGAACAACGAAATTTCCTACGAACACGATTTTGCCCGCAAGATGGAAAAGGTTTGCCGCGCCCTTGCAACCGCAATGGATGTACAGGCAATCGCCGCACTTGAAGCGAACAAAACACAGGTGTTCAAAGATGCGTTGTATTACCAAGTTTCTTCCAATTCCGTTCAAATCCCTTGGAACGCCCGTATGGAGTTCCTTTCCGATATGAACGCAATTATGCGCGCTAATGCATATCCGGAAATGTTGCACGTTATCGGTGGTGCCGGCTTTGATTCCCTTGTGCGGAAGATGGCCGAACACGACATTTACAACGATGTCAACAAACGTTTGGAGTACGACAACAAGGTATTCCATTACACCAACAACATTACCAACGAAGAAGGTATTTTTGCAACCGGTTACGTTGTAGCCGACGGCAACGTTGGTGTTCTTACCCGCGTTGACCGCGAAGCATTGGCCCGCACCCGTGCAAACTTCCACGAATGGGACGTTGTACGCCTTCCGTACATTGACCTTCCTGTTGGTTCCCATTATTACACCGCCGTTGGGGACCAATCCGAGGTAGCCGGGGCCGCATCCGCCGATATGGTTTGTAACGTAAAGGAATATTTCGGATTTTCCGTTGACGTAGCCTTTTTGGTTGCGTACAATTCCGACGCAACAACCGTTGCCAATCCTATCATAAAGATTGAGATTGCCGCACCCGGAAATGCCAACCCGTTCGCTATGCCTGTTGAGGTTGTAAACGGCGAGGATAACCCGGTTTACACATCGGCCGTACAGTAAGCCAACAAGGCCAATCAATAATTGCGGGGACGGGCAATAAAACCCCGGCCCCGCTTTTCATTTGTAAAGAAATTTAACACGTCCGGAAAACGTGTAAAGAAAATCCAATTTTTATGATACGTTTACAAGACATTCAAAAAGCATTATTGCCCGTGGTTGGCTGGCAACAGGATTACAACCCGCAAAACCAAATAGATGCTGATTTATGCCAATCGGAAAGCGGATTGACGTTTCAAGGTGCGCATCCGCTTTGCACGTTGGCCAATGTACGCGCCATAATGCCGGACGATTACTTTTTTCAATATCCGGCGTGGGACGATTCCGTGCATTATGAAATCGGGGCCGTCGTTGTTGACGATGCGAAACTATGGAAATGCAAGTTGCCGAATACGAACCGCAAGCCAAGTACGAATCCGAATCAATGGGACGCCTTCAATATGGTTTCCGATTTTATCCGGGACTTGACAATTAACGGCATCAATACGGCCGTTCAAACATTCATCCAGCAAAAGCAATTGCAACAGGAAACGCGCAACCTTTTGGAACGTAGAACGTTCTTTGACGGTGCGGCCCGTCTGCAGGCGACAATTGACCCGACCGGGAAAATTGTTGGCTTTGAGATTGTGCCGGTTCGCGCTATGGGCGTAACAACGAAAATTGAAAGAATCGGTTTGCAAATGGTAGATGCAATCGGAAGGGTCCGTTTGTATCTTTTCCATTCATCCCAAGTTGCACCGATGCGTACAATTGACTTGACGTTTTCCAATACGCACGGGGGATTCCAATGGTTCGTCCCGGATGAACCGATATATTTGCCATACATCGGGACAAAGGACGAAAACGGCAACGATTCCGGCGGTGCTTGGTTCCTTTGTTACAACCAAAACGAATTGCCGCAAGGAATGAAGGCGTTGAACGTATCTAAGGATTGGTCCGTGGAGCCGTGCCAAACTTGTTTGGGCGGTTCAATTGAATCGTGGCGGCAAATGACAAAGTATTTGCAAGTTTCGCCATTCAGTATTCACGCGCCTTTGGACTTCCAGCAATATCCGGAAATGTTTGACATTACGGAAATTGGTTATACGAACACGATGAATTACGGAATGAACTTGGAAATTTCGGTTGGATGCGACCTTACCGATTTCATTATATCCCAACGCCAAATCTTTGCAACGGTAATCCAAAAGCAAGTTGCCGCAAACGTATTGCGTACAATCGCAATGAATCCGGACGTTCGCGTTAACCGCAATCAAGTTAACGTAACCCGGGACGAATTGTTGTATGAACTTGACGGTGCGCCGCAAGGAAGGCCCACGGGATTGGGGTATGAACTGAAACAGGCTTACAAGGCTTTGGAACTTGACACGCGCGGATTGGACCGTATTTGCCTACAATGCAACAACCACGGCGTCAAATATCGCACGGTTTAAACTTATAAGTTAATTTTTGAGAAAACGGCCATATTCGGGCGCGAAACGCAAAGACGGTAAATTATGCGTCCGTAGGTTTAAACGCCCGAAAAACGGCCCAAAATCGGCAAATCCGAATATATGGGAATCTTGAATGACTTACGCGCCCGCGTTCAAAACGTAAACGAAGGTTTGACAACCGGCGAAATGGTGGGTGTTGTCATTATGCGCCACCCGGACGATATATTGGAATTGCAGAAAATACAACTGTTTGAAGGTAAGGCCAGCAACGGCGAAGATATACGCCCGTACTATTCGGAAGATTTGAAACCATCCGGTTATTTCTATTCCGTGGAATCGGCCGGGCGTTATGCCGCGTGGAAACAAGATGGTATCCGTTACCCGTATTCGGCGCAAAGGAATCCGGACGCGCCGAACCTTTACATTAATGGCCGTTTCCATTCCGAATTAGGGGTGCAATTCAATCCCGATTCCGTGGGTATCGTGGGAACGACCGGATACGCCAAAGGCATTATGGCCAAATATGGAATGAATACCTTTGGTTTGATGGAATCCAATTGGATGGTCATATTTGCGCAACGTGGCGCATACAACGAATTAATGAACGAAATAAAAGCACGTTTATATGTCTAACATAAATGCACCCGTTATTCCGAATCCTGTTATGCTTGACCGGGTAATGGGAGAAATACAACAAGGATTAGTTGATAATTTAACGTGGATGAATGCGGCATTTGGCCGGTCCCAACGTCTAACAAAAATGGTCAACGGAAAGCGCATAATCGTTCCGAACGTCTATTGTGGCGGATGGAACGGACACGGCGAAAACGATTACATTGAAGTTTCCCCGGACGCAAAGATTGGCAATTTTTCCTTCTTTGAGATTGAGGACCCGGAAACGATTACCGTTGGACCGTGGGCGCGCGAAATCAAGGCCCCGTTTTCGCTGATTGTTTGGTTTGATTTGACGCGAGTATATAACAATGCGACAAACCGGAATACCGAATATATCAAAGCACAAATCTTGCGCATACTGAATGGCCGTACCGGCTGGCATTTGACCAATGGCCGCATAATCTTGAACAAGATATATGAACGGGCCGAAAACATATATCGGGGTTATACTTTATCCGAAATTGACAACCAATATTTAATGCATCCGTTCGCCGGATTCCGGTTTGAAGGGGTTTTGGAATTTGAAGAATTATGTATTACGGAATAGTGATATTCGTATGTTGGGTTGCGGCCGTTGCATTGGGGGCCGCATTCCTGTTAAACCTTGCCGTTAAATGGCATATAATGGAGTGGTTGCAAGTCCACGCCCCGAACGCCTTTTTTGAAAAGTTGTTCAATTGTAAATTTTGTTGTTCGTTCCATACGGCAATGATTATTTCGTTATTTTTGTGCATAGGAACCGGCCAATGGATTTTGTTGTTGGTTCCGATTTGCACAACAGTAATAACCCGGGAACTTTGGTAATTATGCAAACAATCAAGATTGGAAAACATACCGTGGAAATGTACGATGCGATTGAAGAATTACCCATCGTGCGTTTCCATAAATACCAAAAACTATTGCTGATAGATGCCGGGATTGGTTCGGATTTGGCCGCGTTGGACCAAAGGATTGAAAAGGTGCGCCGTTACTTGATGG